GAACATGATATAGAATGGGCAAATAAAACGAGAATTGACTTTGGTGAAGAAGAATTTGCCCAAGAATTTGAACTCCAATTTGATGTTGACTCAAGATTACTTTTAAATGCTAAAGAATTAGGATTTATGAAGAAAATTACTAAAGAGTATATTTTTGATACAATGGATAAAACTGATTTGAGCGATTTATTATATCGTAATCTTAGATGGAAACCCGGATTTGATATTAATGCTGATTTTGATTTAAAAACATCAAGATTTGCGATTGCTGTTGATTTAGGAGAAGGAAAGGAAGATGATGATATAAAAGATAATGATTCTAATGTGCTTGCTATTTTTAAAATAGAACCAAAGAGTATGGTTCAATTAAGGAAATTAAGGAAAGATGAATGTAATATTAAAAATATGTTTCGTTTTAATCAAGTTGGTTTATATAGAGATAATTTTAAAGATGAAGAAAATTGCGCAAAAGTATGTAAGTCTGTTGTGTTTGATCAAATGCATGAAGATATGGCAATCGTTGCCGTTGAAATGAATTTCAATGGGAAGTTGTTTCTTAATACATTTCAAAATCATGATCGATATAACGAAGATGTTATTTTACATACTTATCACACAAAGCCAATTCCAGGTGAAAAACCCCCACGAAAAAAACCAGGATTTAAAGTTACAATTGATAAAGATTATTTTTGTAAGTTAGCTAAAAAATTAATTGGAAATAAAACAATGATTCCAAATGATTCGATCACAACTGCTGAATTTAAATCATTTGGAAGAGATAAAAACGGAAAATATAAAGGAATAGGTATGCATGATGATGCAGCTATGTCTACAATTAATATTTCAAGATTATACGAAGAAATGTATTATGAAGATTTTCTTTATGATTTTTTAGATTCATATCCAGATTGTGAAATAAAAAAACGAATTAATGAATTACTTGAAATATTTGAAGAATCGAGTGATGTCGACGATAAATTATTTAGTGCTATGTATAAAGATGAAGAAGTTATATTAACTGAACAACAGAAATTGGCTCAAATATTTAATGCTAATCAACAGCAATCGTCATATAAGCCGAGTTGGCTGTCTAGATAAAAAGTTCAATTTTAAGAAAGTAAAACTTAATATATAAATAAAGAATAACATATCCACAGAAAAAGTAAATTAGAAGAAAAAAACTAAGAATAAATAATAAAAATAACTAATAAAAAATGGCAAAAGTAGCACTCGATCTATCACAATTCAAATCAGCAGGTGTATATACAGTTGAAATTGACCAATCTGAAAGAATTACAGTTACAACTCAATCACTTAGATTAGTTCCTGGATTTGCAGCGCAAGGTCCTTATAACGCTCCAGTTTTCATAAGATCAACTAATGATCTTTACAGATTCTATGGTGAAAAAGACAAAAAATTAGAGAGAAAAGGTTCTTTCTTTCAAAGAGCAATTGAAACTTGTTTATTAACAAGTCCTGTTTTTGCTTTAAACTTATTAAAAGTTAGCGCAATTAATGTGTCTACAAATACTGATAAAGCTGAAATGATTTCATTCGCAGTTGACACAAGTGCGACACTTACAAATATACAACAAGTTCAGGATGATATATACATCAATTACTTTAATCGTGAAAGATTTTGGAAAACAGATCCTGATTATTTATTAGGAATAGCTACTAATAAATCATTAGCCGCAGACGATCTTAATGCTCCTTTATTTCAAGTAGCTAATGTTGGTACTAAAACTGTTTCTTTTATTGTAAGAAAAGCAGTAGGTATTCAGGGTTATAGTCAATATGCTCAAGATTGGTACGGTTCAGCAACTAATATACCTTATGAATGGATTCGTCCTTTTGATCAAATGAAAGATTTCTTTATTCAAGTAATTGCTATTGAAGGTGACTGGACATCTTATTCTTCATTATCTTCTGATCCTTATTGGTCAACATATTTTAATACAAAAGGTCTTATTCCCGCTAAACTTTCTACTTTTATTAACGATGATAATGTTAATTTAGTTGGTTCATGGTCAGGAAGTATTATTCCTGATTTTAAAGATAAAACAGGAACTGGACAATTTATTGAAACTATTGTTAATGGTTCAACTCCTTTAACAGGAATTTATATTAGTATTAATAAAGATGGACTTGATGAATTAAACTGGAATGGTTCAAGTTGGGTACTTGGAGACGGAACTGCTGTTGATAGTGCTGGTTTTATGGTTGACTTAGTTGGTCATAATTTAATTAATCAAGTAACTGCTGATGTTTCCACACAATTTTTAAGTTATATAATTGATGCAAGTCAAGCAGTTTTACATAATGATGTATCTATTTCTTATTATCCAACTACTGATACAACGAAAAAACAATTTTCAATGGATTCTTCTATACAAGCAGGATATATTTCAGTTGGAACATTTATTGGAAAAACAATTGATGCATCAGCAATACCGGGAGTTACATATGTAACAGGTAAAATTTATGATGGATCTGCGTATATTATCACAACAGCAGAAGCTGTTGATTCAGGAAGCGCTACAATTCAAAAAACTATAGATGATGCATCTATAGCAACTGCATATAAAGTTTTTCCACTTGAAGGATTACTTCTTAAAAACAAACATCTTCCAGGATTTGACACTGATGGTGCTCCAAATGTAGAAGATGGTGTACGTAAAATTTACGGAATGCTTGCTGATGATGGAATTAAAAGAGGATTAACAAATCCAGAAATGATTCAATATCGTTACGTTGTTGATACAATGGCTTATGGATTACAATCTGAAATGGGCGGAAAAGCTTATCTTTCAGCATTAGCTAAAAAACGTGGTAAAACAACCGCTATTCTTAGTGCGCCTTCTATGAATCAATTCTCAACATCAACGAATCCTTATTTCTGTGATATATTTGTAAACGGAGTTGATCCAACTCCAATATTTAATACTCAATATATTCCTGATGGTGGAAATGCTAACATGCCTCGTTCATTTAGATTTACACTTCCAACGGAAGAATCAGGTTCAAGATATTGTGGAGTATTTGGCCCATTCCTTAAATATTCTGAAAATGGTAAATTAGTTTCAGTTCCGCCAGCTGCAGATATTTCAAACGCATATGTTAAAAAATTCTTAGGTGGTAATCCTTATGCAATTGTTGCTAATAGAAATGGAGTTCTTGCTAACCCAAATCTTGCAGGAGTAGAATATCAACTTGACAAAACAGATAGAGATTATCTTGAACCATTTGGTTATAACTCAATCATTGAAAGACCAGCTTCTGGTCAAATAATGATTTATGCAAACGTTACAGCATTCCAAATCGCTAAGAGTGATTACAATAACTTACACGTAAGAGAATTACTTAACACTATAGAATTACAAGTAGATGAAGTTCTTAAATATTACGTATTTGACTACAACAATCCTGTAACAAGACTTAATATCATCAATTCAATTACACCAATTCTTCAATCTATTCAAGATGCGGGAGCTTTAACAAAGTATGAAGTAACAATGGATGATATTAATAACACCGAAAAAGTTATTGCAGATGGATTTGGAATTATCGATATCGGAGTTTGGGTTACTGGTGCACTTACAAAAATTGTTAACAGAATTACAGTGAATAAAGTTACTGGTCAAGCGACTGGTGGTTTTGCTTCAGTATAATAGTAAAAATAATAAAATAAATTAAATATAATGGCAGAAAACTTTAAAAGTCAGGGCACGTTCGGATTATCACATTGGAGAAGTTCAAGAGCAGCACAAGAATTGTTCGAACCGGTTTATCAAAACTTGTTTACATTGCAAATCGCTTTACCTGCCGGTCTTGGAGCAACTGAAGAAGATACAAACCTCGTTTTAGAAAATCTTACAGATATCGCAGGACTTAAATCTTCTAAGTTTCCAGCATCTCCAGCATCTCAGAATTACAAATGGGCAGCTAGAAGATTCGCTGGTGCAATACCAAGTGAAACTACAATGGATATAGTTCTTAATTTTGAAGTCAACTTAGATAAAACTCCAAGT